GATATACCAAAAGATAAAAGTAAATGCTGGTTATGGACTGGACCAGTGAACAACGCCGGTTATGGCATGATTCGAGGTGATTTCGGCATACCTAAGATGATGACAGTTCATAGGGTAGCCGGCAAAGAAAAAGGCTTAGATGTTGAAAATCATGAGATACAACATACATGCTTGACTAAAAATTGTGTTAATCCTGCCCACTTAGTAGAAGGCAATCCAAAAAGCCGTCATGATCGTATCGTTAAAAAACATGGTAAGAACTTTCAAAAAGCAAAGACTCCATACAAGACATGTGAGCATTGTGAGAGAACAGATCATGTTACATGGTTCAGTAGAAAACACAAAGATTGCTATCCAGGTATGATGAATAAGTATCACGAATATCTAAAGGGCAAGTATAAATAATATTACGATCGGAGAATGCATATGGATTTTGAAATGATGGTAGAGATGTATGCCATGGCTAAATTTTACATCCCACAAGATGATCATTATGATCTTGCAAAAGATACAGTCCGTTATCTTACCGATATGGGACATGATGCTTCTGAGATAGAAAATGCTTTTGGTGAGTTTCCAGAAGTGATCAAAGCATTAGATGAGTATGAAGTTTACACTCAAGAAACAGAAGATGTCATGGACATGGACCCAGAAGAATACGCTGCCATGGAGCAAGAAGAATATCTAGATGAGAAATTTGGTGGCGATTATTACGAATATCTTGATGATCAAGAATAATCGCGGAACCACAATATGAATGTTCAAGAACTATTAAAGAAAAATTCTATATACTCTGCAACATATGAGCAGATGATAGCATACCAATTAGCGTATCTTGGCGGCTATCCATTCAAGACATATGTTCGTAAGAAAAGACCAAGCGAAGATAGCCAACTATATCTTGATCTTGTAAAGAATACTGTAGCACAACCTATCTGCCGTTATATCGTTGACACCATCAACGATGTATTGTTTGAGCCAGGTGTCAAGCGTGATCTACGATTTGCCACACCAACTGGTGCATACATCGACCCACAAAATGTCGAGTGGGCAGAGTTGATGTTACTAGACAGTGACCTCAACAATAGAACATTAGATGCGTTCATGGAACAAGTGGGTGATCTCACATCGATCTATGGTCATTGCTGGGTGTTCGTTGACATGCCAAAACAAGAAGAAGGCAATCTTGGCAGACCCTATGTTGTAGCAGTCAATCCATTGAATGTATGGGATTGGGAGTGGGAAATCTTTGGTGGCAAGCCAATGCTCAAGAACATCAAAGTATTAGAGAGCGAAGATGCCACAGACTACTACATCAAATGCTATTATCTAGGAAGTGAAAATTATCCTAGTCATTGGAAGAGTTACAAAGTAGGTAAGAACGCTAGCAAGCAAGATGTCACTGTCACAGGCGAGGGCATTTATCCCCCTGGCATGAGCATTCCAGGCTTCTTAGCATATGGTCGCCGTGATCCAAGAAGCATAGATGTTGGCGTGAGCGATATCGATAGCGCAAGCGATGCGCAAAAAGAACATTATAAATTAGAATGCGAAGCCTATACTTCAGTACAGTTTGCAAAGACTATCATTCGTGCAGATAAAGGTATAGCAGTTCCAGTACACGCAGGTGCAATCGTGCGTGGTACACAGGGACAGATCGAAGCCATACCTGTTGATACGGGTGATGTAGACAAAGTTACAAGTAGACAGCGTGAGATACTTGAACAAATCGAAGCATTGACTGGCTTAGGTGGTTTGCGTAACAGCAAGAACCAATTAGCGAGTGGTGTCGCCATCATAGAGGAACGAAAACAATTACATAGACTCGCAAAGAGCAAAGCCCGCTTGATGGAAATCACAGAAGAATTGATATTCACTTATGCCGCACGATTCATGGGTATGCGTTGGGCAGGCGAAGTGATCTATAACACAGATTATGAAGCACACGATACAAATTATAGATTGGCACTATTAGAGAAAGCAAAATCTCTTGTGCAGAATAATAGTATCGTTGATAACCTTGTGGTCAAAGAAATTATCGGTATGCTAGCACCTGATGAGAAGGTAGCACAATATGAACAAGCATACATCGATACGATCACAGATCCAGCAGTAAAAGAATTGATGACACAAGATGCGGAACAGGTACTGAGCCGTGATCTTGGAAATCAGATCGTTACACCAGAAGAGTTTGGTGAGAATCAAGCGATATATGGTGACGATAGCGAGTACGATACAGATGGGGACTTAGGCGAAGGCATAGGCGTACCCATCCAAGATACTGGTGAGAGTTACTATACTCAACAAGCAGTAGCAGTACAATTGACCGGCATAAACACTGGTCGTTAAAATCGATGATTACGATACAATCAAAAGGAAAATAAAATGTTAGAAAATGAATTCGATGGTTCCGTTACAGCCCCTGAAGGAGAACAGGTTACAAATGACCTAGGTGATAGCAAGGTGAATCCAGGTATGATTCGCAAAAGCACTACACAATCATTATTGAACGCTTTCAGTCAAGCAAGCGGTCAAAATTTTGAGAGCGTAGAGGCAGCGTTAGCATATGTGGCTCGCACTGCAAATCAACCACGCGGTGGCAACGCACAGCCAATGGAAGTCGATACTACTGACAACTCACGCATGGGGCGTGATGTAGTTGATGACAATACCGATCTACGAGATCAGTTCATGAAACTTCAACGCAATCTTGCTAACAAGGATAGAGCATTGCGCATGAAAGAGTTAGACACTGAGATATTACGCAACATGGGCGATAGATTTGATAATGATCTGCAAGATTATGCATTGCAAAAGATCAAATCAAACATACAGTTCAAGCGTGATGGCTCATATGCTATCGTCAATCAAAAGGGACAAGAACGATATGGTATGGACGGTAATCCATTAACAATAAATGGCCTTATCGATGAAGTTGCTAAGGGCAATCCTAAATTGCTCAAGCAAAATCAGAGTCAAGGCGGTTCTGGATTACGCATGGGACAATCACAGTTCGCAGGTGCACCAATGGATCAGATTCCTGATTACAGCAAAGACCCTGCCGCTTTCAATGCATGGGCGGCAAAGAATGGTCTTGGTAAGAGCGTTGGTCTAAAGGCTACAACTGTAGGCGTGAGTGTCGGGCAGATGTCTAGAAAACTTATATAACACAAGAGGTAATATAACATGGCTTATGTTCTTAATGGTGGCAATCAAGAAGCCGATGGCTTCACGACTGCAATCGCCAATTTCGCTCTTCGTGCAATGCATGAAAGCACAGGTCTTGTGGACTATACTACTGTCGTTTCACCAACACAAGGTAATGAGTACTTAGTTCCACAGTTTGCTCCAATCACATATCAGGACTACAATCCTAATGGAGCACCTAATACAGCAGGCTTCGGCGCTAACGGCGCAATCGAACAGAATCCTGCATTAGGTCAGGGTAACATCACAGCAACTCCAGCAGTTGCCGCGACTGCCTTCGATATTTTCTATTCATGGACTACTAGTTTCCAATTGGCTGCTACACTAGGTGCTGAACTTGGTGAGTCATATGGTGAAAAGGTAGACCAGCGTGTTTGCGATGCGTTCTTGAGTTTCAAGGCGACTCCATCAAACAGTCTATATTCACCAACTCCATTAGACGGCTTTGCTCGTCCAACACAGTTAGGTGCTATGGAATTGATCGAAGCAGGTGGAAACACTGCCAACGCAACAACTGGCTTCACAGCAACTACAGTTCTTGAGTTGATTCGCAATGTCAAGCAGAACTACAAAGTTGCTCGCTTGCCAGGTTCTCCAGTGATCATTCTTGACAGCAATGGTTCTGCAACTGCAGCCAATGTCAGCGCAGCCGGTGGTTCAGGTTCAACTATGACTCGCTTGCTTGCTGAATTGACTGGTGGTGCTGTTAACCAGCCTGGCGCATATGGTGGTACATCACTATCTGCATTAGGTAACGAGTTGCTAGCAACTGGTCGCTTAGACAATGTGTACGGATGTAAGGTAGGTTTCACTACATTCCTTCCATCAGACACACGCACAGTAGCAGGTAATGCTAACGCCAATGTCATTGTTGGTGCATACTTCCACGAGACTGCCCTAGTGACAGTACTTAAAGAAGGCTTGCAGATCAAGATGGGCGAGAAACCAGGTGGACTACAGATGTGGTTGACTGGTCTTGCATACATGGGTGCAGGTGTTGCCGATCCAAGACGCGGCGGCGCAATCAACATTCTTCAAGACTAATTGAATTAATTATAGGAACGTAAATTATGTCAGTCCCCTATCAACGAGTTAGCAATGCAACAGTAGCAGATATCATATTCTATGATCCTGCCGCCGAAAGGCGTGCCGCACAAATGCAG